GGTGGAGGGACCTTTCGTTATAGGTACCATCGCCGCGGCCTCAGGCGTAGGTATTGCCTCCTGCGCGCTGGCTAACTCTGTCCACGAGATAGACTTACGCTTTGCCTTGCGCGCCGCAGCCAGGAGCTGATCCAGCTCGGTGGACGTGTCGAAGTCGACGCCCTCAGGGATGTCAGTGACCGTCGTTCCGTCTCTGCCGGACTGATACGTGACGAACTTGTTGGCCATGTTATTTGCTCCCTGTTACCACGGGTTGTGCCGCTCGACTATAAGCAGCATATCCCTGCGGATAAGCTGCTTTTATCTCTTCCTCAGTCATTAAATTGATCTTGTCTGCGACTGCTGGGTTCTGCTTTGAAACAAACTGACGCAGTGGCATAAGTTCACTCGGAGTCTGCTCCTCTCCAAGCACGTGACCTCGGTCAAGGCCATAGTCATCGACCAACTTTTCGAACTGTTTACGCTGGGTATGCACATAAGCCTCGCCGGACTTTACGTATTCACCGGCGAGACGCTTGAAGGTTTCACGTTGCTCCTTACTCAAGAAAGCGCCCGACTTGAGCTTTTCGCCTGTATTGGCAAGTTGTTGATATAAACCTGCCGTGTCTCTGGCCGCAGCGTATTCTGATTCCCTTACGACTGAACCTTCGTCAAGCATCTTCATAAATGAGTACACTAGCGACACGTCGCCGGCGCCTGAATTATCAGCCCGCAATATTTTATCGTACATCTGCTGAGCTGTTTGAAAGCTACTTACTCTGCCGAAATATTCTTTACGCAGTGCCTGCTCGTTTTCTATTACCTTTTCGGGGGTCAGGCCCTTGGTCTTCGCGAGCGTAGCCAAGTCCAGGAATATCTTGGTCGTCTCAGCGCCAAGCTTGCGGGTCTCGGCAATGGTCTTGGTTATCTCTTCCTTGGTCAAACCGTTCTCAAGGGCCGACTTCTCGAGCCCGAGGATTTTCTCGCGCTCCAGGAACTGCGCCTCGATAGCTGCCTTCTCCGCCTCGGATTTTGCCTTGGCCAGGGCCTGAACCTTCTCCTCATGAAGTGTAGGCCAGTCGGCCGCGGCGCGGCGCTCAGTTGCCAACTTAGTGATAGCATCTATGGTCTTCTCGCCGCCGGGGAAACCGGAGAGCATATATCCATACATCACCGACACAGCATTGGCCTCATTGGGGTCTGCTTCTATCCTGTCCGCGAAGCTCTCTCGCACCTTTGCCGCGGCCTCGTTGCCGACGTCGCGATACGCCTTCGCCTGATCGCGAATGAGACTCGCGGCAAGAGTAGTATCGCCCATCTGGAAGGCAGAGAACACGTTGGCTGTGTCGGTGAGTGCGGCCTGGCGCTCCTCTTCCTTCATCGTCTTAAAGGCCTCGCGCAGCGCATCGGACTGCTCTTTGGGCAGGACCATGGCCAACTCCATATAGTCCTGTGTCGTCGCCCCGGGCTTCGAGAGCTTTGCGTACAAAGCATTTATCTTGGCCTGGCGAGCTTGCTCAGCCTCGAACTTCTGCTGAGCCAACTCATTTTCCTGTTGCGCAAGCGCGAGCTTGCCTCGGTTGAGTTCCATATTTGCTTGGCGCTGGAACAGGGCATCGCCTATCGACAGGCCTTCCTTGAAGCCGCCGAGCGGATCGGGCATCTTTACTGTATAATCGATGGGACCCATGACAGCCTCCTAGAATCCTGCGTTGGTCATGCCGTACGGAGTGAGTATTCCGCGCTGTGGCGTTACGCCGAACGTTCCCCCGGCACCCGTATATACGCCGAAGCCGGTGCCTATCGCCTTAGTGATAGCGTTCCACGGGTTGTTCTGCGCCGCACCAAGTATCCCACCGGCCTGAGCTGCACCAGCTTGCTCGAGCAGAGCGGAGATTCCCTGTCCTGTCTGGATGCCAGCCGCTCCAACACCTGCCGCGGAAGCCTGGCCCAATGTCGCCAGCGATCCCAAGCGACTGAACTTGTCGGATATCGCCTTCGACACAATCGAAGGGCGGAACGTGGCCAGGGCAGCTTCTGTGTTACCACCGCGCAAGCCACCTGTAGCTGCGGCATTCTGAAGGATTCCCTCTTCGCCTGACTTGATGAGCGCGTTGACTTCTTCACTACTCGAGATTCCCTCAAGGGCCTTCTTCTGAGCCTCGGGGCCGTTGGCTCCTGCAATGTCTGCCATGAGGCTAGTCGAAGTTGTACCGGCGGTGACGAAGGGCTGAAGTATCTTCTTCATCTCGTCGAACTGTCGGCGTTGTTCAGCTACACCTGCCATCGCAGCTTGACTCTGCGCATCGGCCGCGTCGGATGCCGCGTTGCCGCCGATTATCGAGCTGAAGATTCCGCCTAGCAAATCGGCGCCGCCAAGTACTAGTCCTAGGGTCAGAGGGTCCATGTCTTTTCCTCCCTCATTTTACTCGTCGCCACTTGATAATCGATACGTATGCGCCAGTAGTTTCATTGCCTGTCCTTGGTGTACCAGAGCCTGTGTGACGTGCCATTGTGCGCGATACAAGTGTGCTATAGCCAGCATCATTCTGCGCGCCACCAAATGGACTTATATTAGCAGGTCCGCCATTGAAGCCACAGCGATCGTAAGCCGAATGGTCATGCAACATGATTGTATCACCATGCGCCACAACGCCATCGTATACTGCGATTGCTGAAGTATAACCGGCGCCGGCAGTATCCACGACTATTCCGGTGAGCACTCCACTTGCTACGGTTGCGTGGGCTAGCATTGGCGTTGTGCAGTCGCCTGCAATTATCAGCGTTAAATTGCCGGAGCCTCCCGACAAATACCCTTTGCCGCCAGCTGCTACAGTGATCGTCGGAACTCCACCTGTTACGCTGATGCTCAAGCGAGCTGGCGTGCCGGCGAACTTATCGCCCGCCATCGCGCCTTTTACGCGCTGAACTAAATTCGCCTCCTCATACGAAACATCTTCCCACTCTGCCCATGGCCATAGTTCCTGTGGCGACTTGTCGTGAGGACCTTGACGATACACAAAGTCCTTAGGTATGACGTTGTCGAGGCGATCGAACAGTGCCTCAAAGACGCGTATTGCGTCGGGATCGTCCTTGCCTACGATCTTCTCTATTTGGGTCCGGGTAAGCGCGATCTTCGCGTTATTCATAAGGCTAGCGGCTCCGCACTTATTTCGAGTCGAGCCACGGCAATGCGTGCTCGACTATCACCTACGAAGCGCTGAATACGCCAGTTGCGCATGCTTCCCTGCTGAAGCCAGAACAGTCTACGCATCCTATCGCCACGCGCACCGGCCTTGATCGTGCGCAGCGAACTCCACGCCTCGCCATCAAGCGAGTATTGCGTTGATATTCTAGGATCGTCACCAGCTTCAACACGACCCGTCAAGCAGAACAGTTCCAACTCGTGAAACTGCACGCCTCTGCCTTCATTGTATAGTATCTGGGTGGTAAACTCCCAGCGCACAACATCACCAAAGTGACGAGCTGAGTCTGGAGTCATACGACCAAAAGAACCATCCGACGCATCACACACTTGCCAGGCATTGTAGCACCAGACGGGATCGATGACGCGGTAGGCGCTAAAGCCTGCGGTAGCGCTCGTCAAGGTAACCCATACATGCTTTCCGGTCAAGCGAGAGGAGTCTATGTCGTAAACAAGTGTCCTATCAGGAAGCCGAACCCAGAGCTGTGGATGAGACTTATGTACGTGAGTTTCCAAAACAGCGTTCGCCAACTCCTCATCACTGAAACTCTCGAGCACGGCCTCTATTCCTGGCGTACTTATCTTCGTCGTCGCAGCATTGACGCCCAGATGAATTGCCGGAGTTTCATTCTTTCCGCTGCCGAGGAACGCTACAGCATCTGCAAATATGCAAGCGCAATTCGGACCAAGGGCACCTTTCTGAATCTGCGCTCCCTCTATCCGCTGGAAAGGATACCCCGACCCGCCAACGTTACTGAAGAACTCTATAGTGTACCTATTGACAGCTACTGCCTCGTTGCGTAGCTTCAGAATCGTCACTATAGGGTCTGGGTCTATTTCGGAGGAGCCATACTTCAGTGGACTAACACTCATCGGGTCGTTAAGTTCCGTGACGACCATGAACTCGCCATCCGTCGTCATAAAATACCCGTCGATCCAGATGAGACCCAAAACAGTCCCCAAGTCCGGGTCAGTCACTTGCGTCAACGTCGACCCATTCCAGTAATAAAGACGGCCGCCAGAAGCTATTGCCAACCGATCGAACGAGTAAGCGAATGTCGCGCGCCCACCGGGACCCACGTCTCCAAGAATAACGTGACCATTGCCCCGAACCTTGACCAACTTGGTGCCTGACACGCGATACAACTCGTCGTTCCAATTCACTCCGCCGCGAGGAATGCCCTCTCCGGAGTCGATTCTTTCTGCTCCATCAGCAACGCGCAGATAGCCCGCGCTGAGACCGGACTCCATCACCACCGGCAACATGTTCACCGGATAGGCTTCGCGGAAGTTGGCAGTCTCGTCGGCGTAAACGCCGGTCAGCACTGGTACCTGCACGCTGTTCTCCTTATCCCACGCGATACCAGGTCTTGTTGGACTGCTCGTACTGCATGCGGAAGAAGGCATTGGCCGCGAGGGTGGTCGGAGCGCCTATTACGGCCGTGGCACCGTTGCCCGCGACCGTCAGGGCAGTGACGGCCTGGGTGGTGTTGACTATGACTTCCTGCTTGTCGCGAAGAGTAGCAACGGGAGGCAGCGTGAGCGTTCCCGCAGCGTAACCAGCAAGAGGTGTGAGCAGCAGGTGTACGTCATTGGCTGGATCGGCCCCGAGGATGGCAATGTTGAAGCCTGTGGCCGCGGGGGCGGCATACTGCGTGTCAGCCTCTTCCTTGAGACTGAGCAGCGCTTTCAGGTCATCGACGAAAGCGTCAAGAGGAACGCCGCGGAAGTCTCCATCAGCAGTCTTCCATATGACGACGAGGTCACCGACTTCGACGCCGTCCGTTCTTGTCAGGTTGCTCATGACCTCTCCAGTCCCAGTTCCTCACTGGGTGCGTCTATAGTTTCATCCGGCTCTTGCGAGACCACGATGCTTCCGCCCCTGCTCTTTGCACCCGCTCCGGCCAGCATTGGACCCATAGCGAGCTTGCGTGGCTTCGATGTGCTCTTCGACATCACCAAGGCCCAGCCACGATCAGCTTTAGTGATGGTTTGAGGACTCGGCGTTTTGCCAAGTGATGGGGCGATCCATATAGCGAGGTTGGCAACGATCGCAGAGTATGACCAGTCGGGTACTGACATGTCTTGGTCAAAGCGCGATAGACTGTAGTCATTGGGCAGAACGTAACCCAGCCGAGCGCCACGGCCCGCCCACTCTGCCATCATCATGTCAAGCGCCGACAGGGCATTGACAAGTTGCTCGGGATCGATATCGAACTCTGTGCCTCCGAACCCGAGTTCGACGAAGGCAGAGAGGGCGAGCTTGCGCTTGGTTGTGGTCATAGCTTGCCGATCTTCTTTGCAGCTTTAGCCGCGTCCGTCGCCTGCTTCTTCACGACCGTTTTGGCTCGAGCGAGTCTGCCCCGGTCGCCCATTATCTCACCAGCCCTTGCAAGGGTTCTGGCGTCGTCCTCGGCCTGCCACTTGCGTTGCTCTGCGGCAGAGGGACCGGATGTTACCCTTGATCCTTTCATGCTTTCACCTTCTTAGGCCACGCCCTGTACCACCAGGACTTGTCCCCTACTGTTTTGCGTCGCCGATACTTTCTCTCGGCGTAGTTCGGCGCGCCGACCGTCAGCACTATCTCATGGCGTGCGAAGTTGGCCCGCGGTTTGAACCGCCATGTTGCGCGCATCACGTAGTGATCGTTGAAGAACTTCGTGACCGACTTTGCTTCGCTAGTAGCTAGCTCCTCTAGCACACGACCAGCGAAGACCTTCAATAGTGCCGGGTCGACGCGCATAGGCTACAGGTTGAACTCGCCGCCGCCGGTCCCGTCGCCTTCCTTGCCGGCTTCGCCTGCCTTCTCCGCGGCGGCCTTGTCCATCTCCGCCCAGAGCTCGTCGTGCTCGAACCAGCCTTCGGACTTTGCCTCGAACTTGGGATCGTCCTTGTCGAAGAGCTTCGCGTCGACGCGATGGCCGTCGATGGGCTCCGCGTTCGGGTTGGGTCTGTAGAGCATGATGGCGTTCTCGATCAGGTTCGGGTCCTTCGGGGGTTTGTTGTCTTCGACCAGGCTCGTGTCTGTCATGGCGTTCTCCTTCACTTCAAGATGAGCGCTTAAGCGCTAAAGGCCAAGGAGCCTCGTCAGCTCCCTGGCCTAGACCTTCATCAGGTCTGGTTCGCGATGATGATGCCGCAGGACTCGGGATCGAGCACCGTGACGGCATAGAGCGTGGTGAACCGGACCACGCAGATGCCCGTCAGGGCGTCGAACTTGTAGGCCATCAGGAGCGGGACTCCGTTCTCGGTCGACGCCGTCTTGACCTCGGCACCCATGCCGGCGGGGAAGGCGAGCTTGCCGTAGTCCAGGGCGACCGCACCGTCCGCCCAGAAGGCGTTGATGGGCTTGGTCGCCGTGTTGAGGAACGAGATAGCCGCGCCGGTGGCTGCCTGCGCCGAGCAGTTCTGGTACGGGCCGGTGATGATGACGCCGGGGGTGATGACCCAGGCTGCCGTACCGCCACCGCTGATGATGCGGAAGGTCATGAGCTGGCCGCTGTCGCTCTTGTCGACCTGGTGCACCGCGTTGACGCCCGCGATCGTGAAGCAGTCGCCGTTCTTCGTGTTGGCGTAGTTGGCGCCGGCCACGTTGAGGGTCATGCGGCGGTTGTCCGTCGGCAGGTTGCCAGTCATGGCAGTGGGCGTGAAGGACTGGTTGCCCGAGACCGTGATGCCCGAGACCGTGCCGATGACGGCCAGGTTGTACAGGTTGTCGGTGCGGAAGGTCTCGAAGCCCGCGATGGCCGGGACTCTCGACCGCTCATAGGCATCCTTCGACAGATCGCCCATGTAGGCGCGATTGCCGAGGTCCTTCGCGACGGCCATGTAGTCCCAGGCATTGAGGAACATCTGGCGCTTCCTGCCGGAACCGGCAAGACCGCGCGAGAGCATGTTGGCCTCGGCCTGCGCTCCGTCATCCCAGGAGAAGGCGCCGACCTTCTTAATGACGATGCTCGCTTCGAGGCCGACCTGGGCATAGACGTTCTTGTCGATTTCCGCGGCCAGCCTGACCGCGGCCGCCTGCCCCTGCTTGGCCATGTAGTCCGGGTCGCGCATCTCCTTCGCGTCGAGCTGGAACACGACGTTGTCGGGCGACCTGTAGACCGTCGGCACGTAGCGGTCGATGACGTCGGTCTTCGCCGCGGCCGACACGTCAAGGCCGGTGACGACCGAGGCGTTGAACACCTGCCTGCGGTAGAAGGTGTCGCCGGCCCGCTGCATCTTCTGCGGGTCGGGGAAGGAGGACGTGGCCTCCCTGGATATGACGCACGCCGCGTCGTACCCTTCGATGAAAGGCTCGAAAATCATTTCGAGGTCTTTCGCCAGTGAGTTCGCCATAGGTTACTCCTAACGGCTCGAGATGTTCGGTCCCACTACGAGGACCGCTTCTACACCTCGCCCTTAATACGGCAGGACGGCAGCCGTTGGTCTACCTTTTTTAACGCGGTGGCGCCCGCGCGTCCGCTATCTACTTCGCCTTGGCTGCAGTCTTTTGCTTCTGCTTGCGCCTGAAGGCGTACAGCTTCGTGTAGTCACCGGTCTGCTCCGCGAGCTTCTCGAGACGCTTCTCCTCTGCGCTCGCCACGACGGAGCCTTTCGGTCCTCCGGTCGTCAGGACTCTTTCCGGACGAGTGGCCGGTTTGCCATTCCTCTCTACCTTCATCGTGGCCTCCAGTCGCGCTACTTCAAAGGCGAACTCCACGGGGTCCGTGATCTTCGCCAGACGCTGCAGCACAGTGTCGTTCTTTCCGAGAGCATAGACCAAGGCCGCGGAGTTCTTTGCTCCCTGAAGGATGAGGCCCTGTTGCTCGACGCTCAGTACGTCGGCCACGGTGGCCTCTACCTTTGCGAAGTCTGTAACTCCGAGAGAGCCTTGACCTTGCTGGTAAGCATTCTGCTTGCTCTGCCAGCGCTGCTTTTCCTCGTTCTCCTTGTCCTTGCGCCGCGCGATGGCAGCGTCTATGCGCGACTTCTTGTCGTAGTACGCGGTGAGGGCTGCTTCGAAAGCATCGGGATCGAACTCGAAGTCTTGGATAGTCGGCTTCTTGCCCAGCTCCTCGAGCGGCTCTTCAGCACCAGCCTGACTTCCTCGCCGCAGTCGAGCGTTCTCACGCGCGAGTTCCTTGTTGCGCTCGCGCATCTGCTGAATGACGGAGGACTCGCCTTTGCCCGCAGGCTTCTCAGGTTCACCGAGCCGAAGCACGAGGCCTTCGGGTTCCTGTTCTCCACCTTCCTCGACTTCCTCTCCACCTTCCTCGACTTCCTCTCCGCCTTCCTCTCCGCCTTCCTCTCCGCCTTC